GCATGCCAAGCGAGCAACCTGTTTCACTGGATATCAAGGCGCCGACGATCGGCATCGAGGCGACCGCAAAGGTCAACGGCGCGGTTATGCGTCAGGAGGTCATCTAATGTTCGGACCCGACACCAAAGAGCCAGTAGACGCTGCAAAGCTGCCCGAGGCCATCACACTCAAGCCCGACGAGTCCGAGGGCGGCTCGAGCAAGGCGGCGCAGTCCCGCGAGGATATGCGACGTCGACACTCAACGCTGATTCAGTGCCTGCGAGACGAGCGCGATCTGCAACTGGAAGAACGCACGCAGATGGCGATCGATCACGATTACTACGATCACTTGCAGTGGCGCGAGGAAGACGCTGCAGTGCTGATCGAGCGCGGGCAGGCACCGCTGGTGTTCAACGAAGCGCGCCAGTCAATCGATTGGGTGTGCGGCATTCAGCGGCGCCAGCGCACGGACGATGCGGTGCTGCCGCGTGAAAAGAACGACGAGAAAAGCGCCGAGATCAAGAGCAAATACTTCAAGTTCGTCTCGGACACCAACCTCGCGCCATGGCACGAGTCCCAGGCGTACAAGAGCGCGGTCATCGGCGGCTTGGGGTGGCTGGAGGAAGGCATCAACACAAACCCAGGCGAGCACAAGATTTACTCGGGCTCCGAGGACTGGCGCAACGTGTACCGGGACAGCCGCAGTCGCCAGTTTGACCAAAAGGATGCCCGATTCCAGTTCCGCCACAAGCGTATCGATCTGGACTATGCGATTGCACTCTTGCCCCAGGCCAAGGCGCATTTGATACAGCACGCCGGCCAGTACGACGAGCGCATGCAGGACGATCTGTGGTACCTGGGTGAGCGCTTGACCGGATCAACGGACCTGACCGGATCCAACGGCTACCTGCCATCGCAGTTTGGCGAGCGATCGGCCTACATCGGGGGCTCGCAGAACATGGACCACGGGCGGCGCTTGTCTGTGGACATGATCGAGGCGTGGTACCGGGTGCCTGAGACGGTGCAGGTGTTCGGTAACGGCCCGCTGCGCGGCAAAGAGTACAACCCGAAGGATGCGGGCCACCAGCAACTGGAATCGGACCGCTGGAAGCTGTACCAGGCCGTGACGATGCGCATGCGCGTGATGGTGTGCACCGAGTCGGCGCCGCTTTGGGATGGAAAGAGCCCGTTTCGGCACCAGAACTTCCTGCTTGTGCCCGTGTGGGGCTACCGGCGCGGTCGCGATGGGCAGTGCTACGGCCTGATGCGCGGTATGCGCGACATCAACGACGACATCAACAAGCGCGCAAGCAAGGCGCTGTACGCGGCATCATCGAACCGCATGACGTTCGAGGCCGGCACCTTCGAGGACATCGAGGAAGCCCGCCGCGAGGCGGCGCGGCCAGACATGGCATTGTCTGTCAAGCGACTGGACGCGGTGAGGTTCGAGAAGCCCATGGCCGACATGCAGATGAACATGGAACTGCTGTCATTTGACCGAGAAATGCTGCGCAACACGGGCGGCGTTACCGATCCGAACCTTGGTCGTGGGCAGTCAGGGCAGTCGGGCAAGGCCATTGGGCTTTTGCAGGACCAAGGGAGCCTGACCACGAGCGACTTTCCCGAGAACCTGCGCCTTGCCAAGCAGATGGCCGGGCGCCTGCGCCTGTCGCACATCGAGCAGTTCGTGACCGAGCAGGAGGTTGTGCGCATCGTGGGCGATTCATCGCCGATCGAGTGGATCACGATCAACGAGACGCAGCCTGACGGCACCATCCTGAACGACATCGCAAGCAACGAGGCAGACTACATCATCGGAGAAATCAATCACCGCGAGACGTTTGCCCAGGCCGCGATGGAGTCCATGATGGAGCTACTCGGCAAGATCGCAACGTATGCACCCCAGGTGGTGATGAATGTGCTCGATCTGGTGGTTGATTCGGCCGAAATCCAGAACAAGGACGAGTGGGTTGCCCGCATCCGAGCACTGAACGGCCAGCGCGACCCGACCAAACAGCCAACGCCCGAGGAACTGGCGGCCAAGCAAAAGGCGGGCGAAGAAGAAGCGCGCGCCAAGGCGATCCAACTGGACACGCTGCAGGCCGGTCTGGACAAGCTGCGCGCGGAGGTAAGCAAGCTGGACACCGGCGCCATGCTGCAGCGGGTAGAGTCGATGTTCTCGGCGCTGCAGGCCGCGCAAATCGTTGCCATGACGCCCAACGTGGCGCCCGTGGCCGACACCATCGCAGCCGGGGCTGGATTCAAAGACCAGCAGGGCATGGATCCGAACCTGCCGCAGCCAGACATTCCAATGCCGCCGCAGACCGCGATGCCAGCCGATATGGGCAATCCAATGGCCGATGTCGGAATTCGGACATCGGACCCGGGTATGCCAATGCCCGACCCGGGTATGCCACCGGGGCCGCAAGGGCTCGAAGGCGTTCAAGCAGGTATCCAAACCCCAATGGCGGCCGACAACGGCCCCGCAATGTAACCCAAGGAGAGATAGAGCATGAAAACCTACATTGGAACAAAACTGATCTGGGCCGAGGCGATGACGCGCCAGGAGTACAACGATTATCGGCAGTGGGCGCTGCCAGCCGCCGAGGATGGCGATGACAAAGGTTATCTGGTTGAGTACTTGGACGGCGGTAAGTCTAACGACTCGCGCCATGCGGGCTACATCAGTTGGTCGCCGGCAGAGCAGTTCGACAACGCTTACCGCGAGACTTCCGGCCTGTCATTTGGACTGGCGATTGAAGCATTGAAGAAAGGCCTCAAGGTTGCCCGTGCCGGCTGGAACGGAAAAGACATGTGGCTACTTCTGGTGCCAGGAACGGAACTTGCAAAGCTCAACCCAGGGACGCCATATGCCAAGGCTCTAAGCGTATTGGGTGAGGTCAACGCTTGCGAAATTTTGCCGCACATCGATATGTGGACGGTTAACGCTCACGGACGGCGAGCCATGTTGCCGGAATGGCTCGCCAGTCAGACCGACATGCTTGCTGACGACTGGAAGATTTTGTAACACCCCGAAAGGACAACACAGTGAACGCAATTCAATCACCACGCACCGACGACATCGCCATCGAGCAGGAAATCCAGGCGAAGGGCCTGACTGCGCCGCGCATCACGCCGGCCGACATAGAGAGAAACATCGCCGGTGAACTCTACTTCACCGCCGCCGAAGGTATCGCAGGCGCTGAAGGTGTACCAGCGATGGACGACTTCCTGGAAAAGTATGCATCGCTGGAGAGCCTCACCTTCTGCGCTCTGGTGCTGAACAATGGCTTCATTGTCACCGGCGAGTCGGCTTGCGCCAGCCCCAAGAACTTCGACGCTGAAATCGGTCGAAATATCGCCCGCGCCAATGCCGTGCAGAAGATTTGGCCGCTCATGGGCTATGCGCTCAAGCAGCAACTCAGCACCTAAACACCCAGAAAGGACAACACCGTGAACATCAAAGACATCACCGCCGACGACATGACCAACCTGACAGCACAGGGCTACACCGAGACGGACCTGGCTATGCTGGCAGAGGCGGAAGTGAAGAACCTGTTGCTGCCCGACTCCAGCGACGATGGCGACGATTCGGGCTCCAAGCACGACGCTGCAGCCAAGGAGCAAGAGGACGCAGGTGTAAACGTTGACACCCCGGCCGCAGACGAGCCGGCCGACGAGCCGGCCGACGAGCCAGCACAGGTTCGCTTCAAGGTCGAAATTCCAGCGGACGCCAAGGAGCAGATCAAGACCCTGAAAGCCGAGGACAAGGCTGCATTCAAGCGCCTGATGGACGGTGAAATCGACGCCGACGAGTATCAGACCATTCAAGAGCGGGTCGAGGTTGCCGTGGACGACCTCAAGGCGAAGGTGTCGCAGTCGCAAATCTTCGAGCAGGTCAACAAGCAGACCGAGGAGCAGACGGCAAAGTCCGAGTGGGACCGGGCGCAGCGCACATCCTTTGCTGCATTCAAGACGGAAGGCGTGGACTACAGCGCAAAGCCGGCCCTCCTGGCTGCGTTCAATTACAGCCTGCGCGCATTGGGCGCCGACCCAAAGAATGAGAAGCGTGATGGGCAGTGGTTCCTGGCCGAGGCGCACCGCATCACCAAGGAAGAACTTGGCATCGTGGCAACACCTGCGAAGAAAGTTGCATCGAACACCCCAAGAGGTGTAGATATTTCCGAATTGCCGCCTACGCTTCGTTCTGTACCCGCTGCGGCGACCAATTCGGTCAACACGGACGAGTTTGCGCACATGCGCAATCTCCAAGGGCTTGAGCTTGAAAGAGCGCATGCCAAGTTGACGAATGAGCAACGCGACCGATACATGGGCGAATGATGAAAACCAGCCCTCATACGTGGTTCGGCGAAGTGCGCCCCGGCGAGCAAGTCTCGATCGATGGCGGCCGAATCCGGCTGCGTGTGGAGGAAAAGTCCGGGCAACGCGCCCGGATCCGGCTGGAGTTCACGCAGGAAACCAGTGTCGAGAAGATCGAGCCAGCGATGGCCCGGTTTGCGAAGCAGGGAGTTAAGGTAGGTGGCCCACTGGAGCCTTAAATCCAGAGTCGGGAGCCGCGCAGTAGTGCAGCCCTATCAACAACGTTGAAGGAGCATTACTGTGGCGCAAACGAAATTTGGGGTCAACGACCCGCAAGAAGTGAAAAAATGGGGCACCGACCTTGCAGTCGCTGTCAACCGCGAGGGCTATTTCTCGTCCTCGATGGCGAGCGAGAGTAAGCGCGCGCGCACCCCGATTCAGATCATCACCGATCTGGAGAAGACTGCCGGCCTGGAAGTCACCGTTGACCTCTTGATGCCCATGGGCATGGAGCCTGTCGTTCAGGCCAAGCTCGAAGGCAAGGGCGCACCGCTGAAATACTTCACCGACAAGCTGCGCATCGATCAGGTGCGCGGTGCGGTGGGTGCCGGCGACCGCGTGACCAGCAAGGCGACCCTGCGCAATCTGCGCGAGGACGCCAGGCTCGTGATGAAGGACTGGTGGGCTCGCCTGCAGGACGAACTGCACTTCATCTACCTGTCGGGCGGCTTTGGCAACTACGGCGGCACCAGCTACCTGTGGACCTCTGGCAACGCGATGTTCACGGTCAACACCATCACGGCGCCTGACGCGCAGCACCAGATGTACGGCGGCAACGCAACGGCAAAGGCCGATGTTGGAGTCGATGACGGCTTCGATCTGCGCCTGATCGACCGCGCGGTGGCGAAGGCCGAGACGATGGGTGGCGACGGCTCAAACGAGTTGTCGATGGTTCCTGTCAACGTTGACGGTAAGAAGTGCTACGTGGCTCTCCTGCACACGTTCCAGTACGACGCCATGAAGTCCGACGCCGACACCGGTCAGTGGCTGGACATCCAGAAGGCGGCCGCTGGTGCAGCCGGCATGAACAGCCCGCTGTTCAAGAACGCTGGCGGCATGTACGCTGACTGCGCGATCCACAAGCACCGCAACGTGATGCGTTTCAACGACTACGGCGGCGCCTCCGTCAAGGCCGCGCGCGCGCTGTTCCTGGCCGCCCAGGCCGGCGAGTTGGCCTTTGGCTCCAGCGGCGGTTTCCAGAGCCGGTATCGCTGGACCGAAGTGATGACGGACCACGAGGACCAAGTCGAAATCGGCACGCACTGCATCATGGGTGTGAAGAAGTCCACGTACAAGTCCAAGGACAACAGCGTGACCCGTGACTTCGGTGTGTTCGCAATGGACACCTACTGCGCTGACGTGGCGTAACTGCGAATGGAGCCCCTTCGGGGGCGCCTTCGATTGAACATCAAATTTTCAGGAGAACACCGTGGCAAATTTTCTCACCAAGGCTTACGAAAACAAGAAGCCCATCACCCTTCCCGATGACGGCCGCCCTCAGTGGACCGCAGTGGACATCGAAATGCCGGCCACTGCCCTGGCATCTGCCGACCTGATCCTGGCCGCTACGATCCCGATCGGCTTCGAGGTCATCGACTACTTCATCACGTCTCCCGACTGCGACTCTGGCGGCTCTGCGCTGGCAGTGTCGATCGGTGTTGCCCTTGCCGATCTGTCCGATCTTGGCACCGGCACGAAGGTGTGGGGCACCTCGATCACGGCGTTTGCAACCGGCGTGCCGTTTCGCAATGCGCTCAACGCCTGCCAGGCTGACCCGAAGACCACGAATCGCGTCGTCGCCCTCAAGTGCACGACCATTGCCACGACCTACGACGGCAGCGGCAAGACCGGCAAGCTGATGCTGTTGCTGCAGGGCTAATCCCCTGCGCATCACGCACTGAAAAAGCGCCGCACCTTCAATAGGATGCGGCGCTTTTGTCCTTCACCTGACCATTCGGACCCACCATGACAATCATTCAAGCCTACAAGCGCACCAAGTCCTACACGCACGAGTTCGCCGACATCACGATCAAGTTCGAGCCCAACGCCATTGGCGATGTCGTTGCTGATGTCGAGTTGCAAAGCGCGGTGGACCGGCTCTTGCAGGTGCCCACGGGTTTTCGGGTGTACCAGTACCAGCCCGGCACCGTGACTGCTCCAGATGCACTGGCATCGGTCTTGCTTGGCGCCGAATCAACACTGGAAGCACTGGAAGATGCCGCCGAGTCGGTGCCGCTGGTGCTCATGAAGCCAGCCGAAGTGTCAACGTTGACACCCCAGGCGCCCGACGAGTCGCCTTTCGTGCTCAAGGACGAGGCCGGCGAGGTCATTTTGGATCTGCGCAAGCTGGACGATGAATCGTTGCACGAGTTTGCCAAGCAAAACGCCATCAAGGTGCACCACGCGGCCAAGGGCGACACGATCCGCAGCAAGATCGTGGAGGCATTGAGTGCGCCACCCGAGGCCGCCGCGCCCGCCGCGCCCGCCGCGCAGGAGTAACCGGCCATGCCGGGCACGATCAAGGTCAGGGAAGTCCTGCGCCGCGTGAGCGTGCTCTTGCAGGACAACAACCCGCAGTTCACCCGATACCCGGAGACGGAGATTGTGGACTGGCTCGATGACGCGCAGCGCGCCATCCACACGTTCCTGCCTTCCTCGTGCTCGCGCGTTGACGCGGTTCGCCTTGTCCCTGGCACGCTGCAAAGCATCGCCAGCATCCCGGCCGCATTCTGCAAGCCCGGAGACGGCAGCACGCCGGCCGTGCCAATCATCGGCTCGATGCTGCTGGACATCATCTGCAACATGGGATCCGATGGGCTCACCGTTGGCAGGTCTATCCGGCCAATCACCGATGGCCGAGAGATGCTCGATGTGCACGACCCGGACTGGCACACCAAAGCGGCAACGGCGCTCACGGGCTACATATTCGATCCGCGCATGCCGCGCGAGTTTCATGTGACGCCCGGCGTGCACGCGAACACGCAGGTGTGGGCGCGCGTGTCGTATCAGGCAACGCCTCTTTTGATCCCCAACACTGGCACCCCTGGCAGCGAGCTATATGCCCAAGGCGGGGCCAGCACGACCGCCATCACGGTGCACGACGACCATGTGGCCGACATCGTGAACTACGTGTGCGCCCGTGCGCTCATGAAGAACGCGCAATACTCTGCCGCGACCGGCATGTCGGCCGAGGCGTTCGGCTCGCTGTTCACTGGATCGATCAACGCGCGGTCGGCGGCCGTGACGGGGCACAACCCCAACCTCAAGCACTTGCCGTTTGCGCCAACACCGATGGGGTCTGCATCGTGAATATCTCTGACTTTCAAGGCTACATCCTGCCGCGCGCCAAGGGTTGCCCTGGCATCGTGGCTGACTTCAATGCGCGCCTTGCAATCATCGAGTTGTGCACCAAGTCGCTGTTGTGGCGCGAAGATCAGAGCAACGTTGCGACCATTGCCGACACCACCAGCTACGCCTACGGGTTTGCGGCTGGCCAGCAGTTCGTGCGGCTCCTGTCCTTGACGCTTGCTGGCGTCGGTGTGGAGGTTGTGGACCCGCGCATTGGCCGCGCACGCGACCTCACCGCATGGGTGTCGGCCTACGCCTACGGGCGCATGTCGGGCTTTGAGCTTCGCCCCGCACAGGCGGCCGCTCTTGTCATCAAAACGCACTGCGCTGTCGCCCCCACCCTTGCGGCGGCCACCGTGCCCGACGAGTTCATGCGCTTTGCAGAGGCCATTGCCCACGGCGCGCTATCACGCATCCTGACCGAGAGAGACAAGACCTACAGCGATCCGGGCGGCGCGGCGCGTGCGCAGGCACTGTGGGACAAGGCCATCGACTGCGCCAGCTACGAGGCATTCAACGGCGGCGCTCGAGTAGTGCAGCGCACGACCAAGGTGATGTTCTGATATGCCCACCATCCGACTCGGGCCGTTCCTTGGGGCGAACAAGGCGCTGAACCCAAAGCTCCTGGGCGATCTGATGGCCGTGGACTCGCTGAACCACTGGCCGGACAAGGGCGACTTGCGCCCGTGGAAGATTCCCCTGGCGCATACGACCATTGGATCGTCCAAGAAGACGATTCACATGCTCGGGCGAGACGCCATCGCAGACACGATCTACTGGCTTGAGTGGACAACCGTTGTGCATGCCGTGCTCAGCTTTCGAAGCACAGACACGACCAAGCGCACCTACTACACGGGCTCAGGCCCACCCAAGGTGACGGACAACATCATCGGATTGTCTGGAGCGCCATACCCAACCGCTTACCGCGACCTGGGCATTCCAAAACCAGTGCTGGCGCCAACCATCACGCAGACAACTGCTGGCACGGGAGACGACGAGACGCGCTACTACGCCTACACCTACCTCTCAGATTGGGATGAGGAAGGGCCGCCCGCAATCAGCGCTCCGATCGTCTGCAAGCCCGGCGCACTGATGAACATCACCGGTATGTCTGCGCCACCTGCGGGCGCTGGCGAGACGCGCGGGATTGACCGTATTCGCATCTACCGCACCCAGGCCGGGGCTAGCGGTGCAGCGTTCTTCTTCCTGCGCGAGATTGCGGTGGCAGCAACGACCACCGACGACGCGCGGGCGGTGGGTGTCGACACGATCCCATCCACCCTGTACGCAAAGCCGCCCACTGACCTCAAAAACCTCACGCCACTGTGGAACGGCATGATGGCAGGTATCTCTGGCAAGTCGGTGCGGTACTGCGAGATATTCAAGCCCCATGCGTGGCCTGTGGCCTACGAGACACTGTGCCCGGATACGCCGATCGCTCTGGCCGCGTTCCAGAAAAGCCTTGTGATCGCAACCACCGGCCGGCCCCGCATCGTATACGGCACCTCGCCCGAGGCAATGGATGATGCGCCCGTCGAGTTCCTGGCCGCCTGCGTATCGGCGCAGTCGATGGTAAGCCTGGGCCACGGCGCTTGTTGGGCGACGGCTGACGGCCTGGCCTACGTGGGGTCCAACGGCGCGCCTCGGCTGCTGACCGATGGGCTGATGAACCTCGATGACTGGAAGGCCTTGAACCCTGAGACGATCGTCGGCACGCAGTACGACGACAAGTACCTGGGTTTTTACGACTCAGGCGCTGGCGCTCTGAGGGGGTTTCTGATCGACCCGATGGCGTCCGATGCGGGCATCTACTTTTTCAGCGCAGGATACGCGGCCGCGCACTTTGATCCACTTTCAGAGCAGATGTATGTGCTCAATGGCACCAGCGTGCAGCGCTGGCACGCGGGCGCCTCCAACATGACAGCCACCTTCAAGAGCAAGGTGTTTCGCATGCCAGCACCCATCAACATGGCCGTTGCAAAGGTGATCGCCGACGTCTACCCGTGCACGTTCACGCTTCGCGCAGACGCGCGATCGCCATGGGTGCGCACCGTGACCAGCAAGGAGCCGTTTGCGCTGCCATCGGGCTACACGGCCGAGAACTATCAGATCGAGGTCAGCACCGACAACGACATCACGGGCGTCATCGTGACTGACAACCTTCGGGACTTGACCGCGTAATGACTCGCCTCAAAGACATCCCACAACTGGCCCGAGACGGAAGTAACCTTGCCGCGTTCGGTGAGGCGG